TTTACCCTACAACTGGTCACTGGTTCTAAATACTCTCGGCTAGATGTAAATGCAATTCATTTGCATTAATTCTTAATTTATCAAAATTAAGAGAAACCCTCCATTTACCCGGAAACCTCTCTGTACTGACCTGATCTCAGGAAAAACCGATGATCAAAAACCAGATGCTGGAGTGGATGTGGGATCATATAAATGATCTCACTGATCAAAAACCCCTTAGTAAACAGGAGCTTAGAGAGTGGCACCGGCTTTTGAACACACCCCACTTGATCAAACAGGCATTTATGATCGAGATAGATCTCCAACGAGATGTCCCGTTTCAGCAGAGATCTGAGATCCTAAATCCAAACGGGGAAGATAGGTAGGTAGAAAAAGTTTTATTATCTACCCCCTCTACAGGCCCCTAGATCCCTGATCAAGAAAATAAATATTCATATACCGCCAAACCCATCGATAATGACGTTATATTTTACTATAGGTGTAGACAGCGTAACCTAACCAAGCAAACGGAGCACAAAATGGACAGAGATCTCGTATATCAGATTCTTAATAACTGGCGCCACTGGGCAGTTTTCTGCGCATTGAAAGATGCTAAACGAATCCGTACTGAAACACCCACAGGACCCGAGTGGCAATGGCGATTGAATACTCCACTGGGGGATGCCGTTATTGACACAAAGATCTATGCTCAAATGGAACAGCGGGTCCATGACCTTCTTGATCAAGAGCGGGAAAATCTCTTTGATCAATTAGCTAGATCAAAAAGAACGTTTGATCAGGAAGCCGATCGACTTAGCGCAGTGATCAATGAGATCAAAAGAACATATAGGAGCTGAATATGTGTATGGATAGAGGAATTATTGCAGGAGAGCGTCTCAAATGTATCACCATATACCGTGAATATCTCCCCGAGGAGGAAGTCCTCGGCCATGAAACGGACCTCGCTCTCCTCGAATACTGGATCAGCATGGGAGATGATCAAAAAGCAGCGGATGCATTTAATGATCTCACTGATCGTATGACTGAATGGAGAGATCGTAGGGCAAATTTCATCAACCATGTAAAAGGACACAAATGTTAATTTTTGAGCCAGAAGATAATAATCCAACTGACTCGTCCAATGAGAATGGAGCTGATCAATGACCGTATTTACACTGATGACGTTAATTACGTTAATTTCGTTACTACTGCTAGGAGCACTGGCAGTAGCTGTTGTCCCCGTACCCCTTGACTCGTCCAATGAGAATGGAGCTGATCAATGAGTGATTCAGTACATGCCCAGATCCGGGCCGATTTAGAATCATATCTCGATAGTAATCTCGACCTCCCATCTGATAAGGCCCTGTGCCAGATCCTAGCAGATAAATTCGATCGTACTACTAAAACCGTGCAGAACATACTGGCAATGGTTAGGGCTGATCAAACACCTGAGACTCCCTCAGAAGCCTCGTACCGGTTTTCTGTATCCCTGTCCGATGTCCACATCCCGTTTGAAGATAAAAAGGCTCTAGCGTCTATCGAGGAGTTCCTAGTAGATACCCAGCCGGACGATCTTATCCTCAACGGCGACTTCATAGATGCATATAGCATTTCCTCGTTTCCCACCGACCCCCGTAAACCGCTTCTACAAGAAGAGCTTGATCAAGCACGGGCCTACCTAGAGAGATGGCGTAAGAAACTCCCTAACACCAAGATAGTGTACCTCGATGGTAACCATGATCAAAGAGCACAGAGGATCAAGCACGCTAATACAGGGCTATATGGCCTCCGATGTCTAGAGATCCCCAATCTTCTTGATCTGTCCTCACTAGATATAGATTACTACGAGTATATGGACCCATACCAAATAGGGGAGATGGTCTTTGTTCACGGAAATAGAATTTCTAAGCACAGTGCCTATTCGGCAAAAGCCACGATCACAGATGGCGGCTTTCCTAACGTGATGATCGGCCATGTGCATAGAATGGGCATGTATGTACACACAGGTTATGAGGGCACCCGTAGAGCCTATGAGCAGGGCCATCTCTGTGACGTAGATCAAGCAGACTATATCAGCAACCCTAACTGGGCTACGGGATTCGGTGTCGTGTACCATGACAGTTCTGATCAACTAATTGACGTAAGGCTCGTCGGCATTACAGACGGACGTTTCATCTTCAACGGTAAGATCTACGGAGGTCAGTAATATGTCCCAGATCTCACTTACATCTAGGTATACCCCTGATGGGATAGGCGCACAGCATATATCCCTATCATGGACCCCCTCAGGGCCCGTACAGTTAGAGTCCGTATCGGATTGTGTACTGGTATGGGTATATCTAGCAGAGATCTTGGACACTGACTCAAACAACGGCATCTCCTACGAAGATCTTTACGAAACATCCATATCAGGATCAACACCATCTGCATCTGAGCCCATAGATCTCGTCCTAACCCAGAAATCTCTCTCAAAAGCGATTGAGAAAGCCCTTCTCACCCACTCACAGACTGTTAGAGACGCTTGGTGGTATGTATACGTAGGTGGGCTAACCCCATACTATGCATCTCTCCACGTGGAGCTGACAGCCCGTCGCATTGAAGAGATCGTACCCTATGTTACGGATGCGATCCAAATGGAGCTAGAAAATGCAGATATCATTTGAGGATCTACATAAAGTTATGGAGAGTAATAGTATTGAAATTCTGATCAAAGAGATTCTGGAACCAGAAGAGGAGATCAAGCCTATACGAGGATACAATGACTACTGGATCTCGTCAAAAGGGAGGGTGATCTCTACTAAAGGCAGATCTCCCCGTATCCTTAGTACGTGGGCTAATGCTACCTCTGAGTCTCTCGTCGAGTTGCAGAAAAACGGAGAGATCTCACATTTAAGCACGAAGAAACTGAGATCAGACCATTATGACGACTATATGACCCCTCTTTCAGCGGTCGAAGACTATCTTATTGATCAATATGGCGATGATCCTGAGATCTTGGAGTGGGTTGATAAAGAATTAGCCCCTTTGATCAAACGCCGCAAACCTGATCAAAAACCCTAATATTGATACAGATAAGCCGAAGACTCTATAGAGGAGAGCATATGTCTGATCAATGTAAAGGAAAAACCGCTAATGGGGAGCAATGCAACCGTGACGGACTGCGAGATGGGTACTGCTGGCAACATGAGGCCGGTGCTGATAACTCATGGTCATCTGATCGTGTCCTCACGAAAGAGGAGGAGATCTGGGTAGCGGAATATCTAGTAACAGGCAGCGCACAGGAGGCTGCATGGGTGGCATATAACCTTAGTAACCCCGCCTCAGCCTCCTCCAAAGGGCATGAAGTTCGTAACAGACCTCACGTGGTTAAAGCTATACAGGCTGCACTAGGAGCTGACCCTCGTGTAGCAGATAAAACTGAGAGAGCCCGTCTATGGACCGAGATCATGCGCGATCCGAATACAGGACCAAGAGATCGGATCAAAGCAGCAGAGACGCTTGGGAAAGTCGCTGGCGATTTCATTGATCGAGTTGAGATCAGTGGTAAAGACGGCGGGCCCATAGAATTGCTAAAACAAATGACTGATCAAGAGTTAGAAGAGAGGCTGGCCCTGCTTGAAGAGATCGGTTCCCTAGCTGATCAAGAGGATGATGAGTAACTCACGTAGACGGGCTATATTATTAGATGAGAAGGCTGTCAGGGCAGCTCGTAGGAGCTTTCTTGCGTTCTACCTATACCAATACCCAGAACTAACCCCTTCGTGGCACCACAAGGCCATCTGTAGGGAGTATCAGGCTCTTGTAGGGGATCGGCAGCGGTTAGCTATTAGTATGCCGCCCGGACACGCTAAGAGTTTCCTTACTAATCTATTCTGTGCTTGGCAGTTAGGACGTGATCCTGAAACCCGTATCATAACATCTTCATACTCAGATCGACTGGTGCGCCATAACTGTAAAAATATCAGAGAGATACTAGAGACCCCCAGCTTTCAGCGAGTGTTCCCTCTGGTGGCTATTGATCATAATGACACTCTCACCTCAAAAGAGTTTCATATACGGGGCGCTAGAGGCTATTTACTTGCAGAACCTGCTGGCGGTCAGATCACGGGTTTTAGAGCCGATCTATTAGTAGTAGATGACCCTTATAAAGGTATGAAACAGGCTCGATCAAACACATATAATGCTGACATCAAGGAGTGGTTCGACGGAACCTTTAGATCAAGAGGCCATTCCGATACAAAAGAACTCGTAATCCATACCAGATGGACAATGGACGATTTGATTGGCTGGTTAATGGAGCGAGAAGGTGCTTCTTGGTCTAATATTGTCCTTACAGCAATCAAAGAGGGCACCGATGATGAATATAAGAAAGATCCCAGATCAATAGGGGACGCTCTCTGGCCCGAAATGGTTGATATAGATACGTTAGAGGAGAGACAGCTCCACAATGCCAGCATATTCTTTGCTCTATACCAACAGAAACCGGCTCCTCCGGGCGGTGAGATCATCAAAACCAAGTGGACTGAGAACCGATATACCACATTACCCTCCTCCTTTGATCAAATAATTCAGTCATGGGACCTGAGAAATGGTGGTAAAGGAAGCAATACCTCGTATGCAGTGGGACAACTGTGGGGCAAAAAAGGCCCAAACGCATATCTCATTGATCAGGTTCGAGATAGATGGGATTTTCCCCAAACCCTGACTATTCTAACAAACAAACTGAACGATCCCATGTGGGGTCAGGCATCCGTCATACTCATAGAAGATAAAGCTGACGGTCGTACCGCAATACCACTTCTGAAGAAAAGGTTTTCAGGAATACACCCGGTCAACCCCTCAGGCTCTAAAGAAGAGCGCTGTAGTGCAACCACAGCCTACTGGTCCACAGGAAATGTGATTTTACCCTCCAATGCACCGTGGCTGTCCGCATATATATCAGAAACAACGAGGTTTCCAGGTGCAGCTAATGATGATCAAATAGACGCTACTACACAGGCGCTAGAACACCTCTTCCAAGCATCCACTTTTTCATGGGTTATCGTATGATCGAATGGCTAAAACGTAAATTATCAGGAGATCAGACGGGATCTGATCAATCAAGAGCCATTGACCCAAAAGTGATCAACGGTATCCGGATGTTTTTGATGGATCGGTCCAACTCTTCGTTGTCAGAAAGCCAGATCTTAGATGAGCTGCACGAAAACCCTATTTTCTATTCGTGTGTCTCGTTGATCGCATCCCAGATCGCCGGAACCGATATATATCCCATGATCAATGGGGAGATCGCCCGAACCCACCCTGTAGCTCGAAAACTAGCGAACCCAAACAGATTTCACTCCCAATATACGTTTTTCTGGCTCTTAGCTGCATATTCTTTGACAGTAGCCAACGTATATATCTACGTCTACCCCAATGGGAACATGATCCCAGTTAGCCCTACGAGGGTAACCCATCAAGGCGGGTTTCAATACCAAGTACAGATAGGATCTGCTACGTACACCGCCACAATGGATAAAAACCTCGTAAAGATCAGCACTCCTGACCTTAGAGAGCCATGCATTAGTGGTACGGGCATTGGAGCTGCGATCAATAGAGAGGTTTCGATCTCTGCGGCAGCCCAGAAACATGAACTGTCTACCCTAGAAAATAATGCTCGTCCTGATCTACTAGTAAACCTTAGTGGTGCCTCAGTAGACGCCGTTAAAAAATACGGTGAGGACTGGGCAGCAGCTAATAAAGGCCCCGAGAATGCAGGTAAAACCTCATTCCTATCCGCAGAACGGATGGATGTGGAGGCTCTCAACAGCTCTTTCTCTGATATGGGCTTCATTGAACTACGAGAGCACAGCAATGACACGATCAGACGAACCTTTGGGATCCCACCGGAGCTTCTAGGTAAATCAGAAAACAGTAATAGAGCTACTATAGACGCAGCTTTCTTTGTGTTTGCTAAAATGGTCCTCAAACCACAGCTCCGGCTGTTGTTGGACGGTCTGAATGCTCAGCTACTACCTCTGATCACCACAGATCGGTCAGTATATCTGGTGCATGAGGAAGTGGTACCCGAGAACAATGAATTCGCTCTAGAGGTGATGAAAGAATTCCCTCAGGCGTATTCGATAAATGATGCACGTAAACTCACAGGGCACCAGCCGGTCGCAGGAGGAGATAGACCTCTAGTAGGCGATCTTGATGTGTCTAACACTGAAGAAACCCCTGTACGGGCTGAGATCAGTCCTAGAGCACCGTTGGGTAATAGTATCAAACGCATCTCAGGCTCAATGCCGGAGGAGCTGTACTTTGCAGCTCTCAATCGTGAACTGATCAATCAGAAAAAGCTAACCTATGATGGAGCACAAAATGGTAAAAAATAAGGCCGATAGAGAAACTGCTCCTTCAAAGGATACGCAGGATCTACAGGTAGAAATACGTCGTGATCAAGAGTTAGGTGAAAACCAATTCAGAGCAGTGATCTCAACAGGAGTCCGTGATCGCTATGGGACATCTTTTGCTCCTCTAGGAGCTGATACACGCAATTGGCTGGCTAACCCCGTGGTCTACTATAGACATGATCGAGGAATGCTGCCTATTGGACATGGGACAGCTCTGACACTGACCTCCGATGGTCGATGGGTTGCAGATTTCGAGGTAGACGGTTTTACCGAGTTTGAGCGCATCGTGATCAAGAAACTAAACAGTGGGACGCTGAATGCAGTCTCTATTGGAGCCCACGTAGACCGATCTACCATCGAATATGATGAACGGACGGAGACGGAGATCTACAATAACTGGGAACTATATGAGTTTTCGGTAGTAGGGATCGGGGGTAACCCTGAGGCATTAGTAACAGATAGATCAATGCCCGAAGATGCGACCGCTGAGGACTATTTAGCCGAATTTAACCAGATTATAGCTGATCATATAGCTGAGAGAGGAATCGTGGAACCTGAGAAAGAAGAAGTGGTGCTCACCGTCGAGGAGAGGGTCGAGGTACTGGAGAATACGATCAAAGAAATGGTTGATCAGCTAGCAAAAAGGGATGCCGACTACGGTAAACCAGTCAATATAACCGTAGAGGCTAGAGGATCTCTTAGGGGGGATGAGCCGGCGAACCCCGAACCCCTAATTTCGGAACAAGACGATACAGAAGCTCCAGAGGACCGGTCTTATATTGATCAGTTACTCTATGAGCTTCGCCAGAAAGATTTAGAAGAGATCCATCCCCTAGCCGGATTGGACCTCAAAGACTTTGAGTTTTAACAAACCTATATAGGAGCCTTTATATGGCTGATCAAAAGAGTAAGTTGGAAGAGCTAGAAGAGTTTATCGATGAGCGGGTTTCCAAGCGAGTTGGAGAATCCGAAAAAGAGTTGGAGAGCCGTATGGATCAGAAATTGGCTTCGGCACCCGCTGTACATACCGAAAGCCGTACTTCCAAGTGGGTTGGGTATCAGCCTTCTTCGGACGGATCGGCTCTTCGGGAATGGGTTGCCTGTCATATCCGGGCTCATGAAGCCGGTGAACGTCAGAATGCTCAGAACCAGTATGCTAATCTAGAGCGCTATGCGTCGGAACCCGAATTCGTAAAACGAGTACTCGTTCCTCACATGGAAGAGCGTGATGTCGTTGCAGGTAGTGGTGGAGCTGCTAAAACCCTCCGATCTCCCTTGTTTCAGGAGATCTTGGGCCAGCTTCGTGTCAAAGCTACCCTCTTGAACATGGTACAGGTCCGACCGATGGAGACGAAGACTCTCGATATCTCCGATGAGGTAGAGAAAGCGACGTTTGCATGGACCGCAGAAAGTGACGAGATCACTGCTTCTCAGTATGACACTGCCAGCACGCAGCTTGTAGCTAAAAAGTGTGCAGGCCGTGTACGAGTGACGAATGATTTCCTTCGTATGGACCCCCTTATGAAGGCCAACTGGATTACCGATAAGATGATTCAGGATCTTGCTGTGGAGATGGAGAGAGCAATCCTTCTTGGCTCCGCTGGTGGACCTGCCGACATTTTTGCTGAGATCCACGCTGACAATAAGTTCGAGCTGATCGGGTCTTCGGATCTTGCAGCTTATGAAGCAAAAGTCCACGAGATCGCTGAAGCTGTTACCACTGACCCCGTGAACGTCAGTCTACAGGACGTCAAAGTGCTTTCCGGTATCAGCCACGTCAATTTCCTTCGTCGTCAGAGAACTAGTGGTAACCGAATCTTCGGTGAAACTCGATCAGATATGGAACTTGATCAGTACCCCCTCAGTGCATCTGGGTTGATCGGAAACGATTTCAACGATGCTGCTGAAACCGCATCTTCTGGTACAGGTGTTACCAATGCGACCCGTGTATATGCTGGAGATTTTCAGGCGTATATTCTTGGTATCATGACGACTCCAGAGCTTTCCATCTCCGAGCACCAGTTTCACTCGTCGGATCTGACTCAGTTCCGTCTCGTGCAACATGCAGATGGTAAGATGCCCCAGAACAAGCGGGTAGCTGTTCTGACCACAAACATTGCTAATGTATCCTAAGTAAAAAGCGACCTATGGTACTTGAGAGGGGTTCGATTCCCCTCTGGTCGCATTCAAACCCGCCATAAATGGAGTTTCACATGCCGAAATTATACCGCTGTAAACAATTGGTTGGCAACAACCGCCTATCTATCTACGAATATGAAGAGAAAAAAGCGCTACGGCTGGAGTCTGCTGGTGATGTACAAATCCTCAATTATGAAAAAGCCGACGTACCAGATCAAGCTACCTGTGCAGGTAAAACAGCCGATGGTGCTCCTTGTAATAGACAGCCTAAAGAAGGGGAGTCCACTTGCTGGCAACATGAGAGTCGTGAAGAGGTCGAATAATGTATGTGACGCTGGCTGATCTAAAACTTGATCTGGGGATAGAACTAGCGGACGACTCCCATGATCAATATCTGGAACGACGGCTTCGAGTGGTTTCCGCTTTTTTCGATACGTTAACAGAAAGGTCGTTTGATCAAAGGACAGTTACTGAGAAGCTCTCACAGTCCTCAGGAAGACGTCGTTTGCACCTATCTGAGCATCCAGTCACATCTATTACGTCAATCTCTCTACGAGGCTCTGAGATCGCCTCAGCCGATTATGAGCTAGAGGATAAGGTCGGATTCGTTACTAAAACCAACGGAGGTTACTGGGACGGTACTGGGATCGCATCTTATACTATTGATGGGACTCCAGAAGTGCAGGAGATCAACGAATACACAGTGGTATATGAAGCGGGTTACGCCACTATCCCCTACGATATACAAGATGCTGTCGTGGCTCAGGTATCTCTAGAGTACTACCGAAAGGGCAATGACCCCGCAATTAGCTCAATGAGTGTGTTGGGAGACTCCGTTTCCTATAATAATAGTGCTACAACAATGAGATCTCCTGTTTTCGATGCAGTAGTATCCAAGTACCGGCGTATGGTGGTCGTATGAGCTTCTCACAGGCATATACAGACGTTATAGAGGTCAAGGCTGTTACAGGGGTAGATGGAGCAGGAAAACCTTCCTACGGATCAGCTAGAGAGGTCAAATGCAAGATCCGATCGGCAGAAGGCCGCATATTAGCAGAAGGCATCCTCGTAGATGCTAACCATGTTATAAAATGCGCAGATCCTGACATCGGAGTAACAGATGAAGTTACGCTGCCGAGTGGTAAGAAATATACCCCCGCAGGTGTAACCCGGAGCACTGGATTAACTGGTCAATTGGTAACGGAGATCGTGCTATGAGCAACCCCCTAGAAGTTCTCATGTCCAACGTAAAAGGGTTCGGATCTAAACTGGAGGCTGAGTCCACAAAAGCAGCAGAAATTGCAGCAGAGAAGGTTTTAGAGGTTTCTACGCAGTATGTACCCGTTGTAACCGGAGCACTTAGGGCTAGTGGTAAGGTTTTAAAAGAGAGAGGACAGGTATTTGTGCTATATACCGAAGATTACGCCATTGACGTGCATGAAAATAGTGGATCTACAGGGTATAAGTTCCTCGAAAGAGCTATGCAAGAGACAGATGTCAAAGGCATCATAACCACAGAACTGGGTAAGAGGCTTAAATGAGAGACTACCCTGAAATAGTGAGGCAGCATCTTATCTCTGAGGGACTTTCTAATGTTTTTAGGGGGACTGAGAAACCGTCAAACGCTTATATCCCCGATGACAGCATTTTCGTAGCTCAGTATGGGGGTTTTCAGCCTCAAAGTGAGTTCGGATCTACTGAACAGATCCACCAGATAAGCATTCAGGTGTTGGTGAGATCAAATCCCGGTGAAGAAGACACAGTACAGACGACCGCCAATGACGTTTATGATGCTCTCCGTAATGCCAGTCCTACGGGAACGATGGTAATACAACCGAACTCGCCGCCACTTCGTCTCTCTATTGATGACAGTGATCGGTATAAGTTTTCAATCAACTGCACGGTCAGTGCGCAAGAGTAAAACCCTAATAATCAAACAATAGGTGTAGAGTAAAAGCTCACTACCTTCCCATATCAGGAGCGACAACATGGCTAATGCCACAGCAGGTTTTAACGGTACACTCGAAGTTTCGGACGATGGATCTACGTGGACCGATCTAGGTGGAATGGATTCCGCCGATTTTGAACAAATCCTCGAAGAAATTGCAGCTACTGAATTTGGTGACACCAATGTCCGTAGGATCTATGGCTTGGGCGATGCATCTGCATCCTGCTCGGGTTATGCTGATTCTGATGATGCAGGTCAAACCCTTATTCAGACCAACTTTTCTGCCCGAGATAACGTATATGTACGTTATCTTTATGACGGAACGAATGGACTAAGTGCAGAATTTATCTGCACGTCTATCGCAACTGAAAGTGCAGTAGATGGTAGGGGTGGAGATCGCTCTTATTCCTTCTCACTGGCTAATGGTTCGGTAACAGTAGTTTAATATAACCCCCTTTTAATAGGAGAAGAACATGGCTAATGCCACAGCAGGATATAAAACTGTCCTCCAATTAACGGGGGAGCCGATAACAATGACGGAAGAGTCGTTATCCAATACTGGAGATGGTAAAACCTTTGAGGTCGATGCTTCCGCTAGATCGATCTGGAATTGGGAAACAGCAGTCACAGTAGAAGTCTCAGATGACGCAGGCGCTACTTGGACCGCTGCACCACTTCATACTATCAAATACCTTAGTGGTAAAGTGGTATTTTCCGCTTCTCAGACCGGTAAAATGGTCCGTGCCAGCGGCGAATACCTACCACGTTTTGATTGGGCTAGGGCTTCTGAGTGCTCTTTTGAGCAGTCCGCCAATGATCAGGTCACTACTGCGTTTGGTGATACTAACGTGTCACGGATCTACGGACTATCAGAAGTTAGTGGTGACCTATCAGCATTTGTTCTTTTGGATCAACCAATGGACGGAGATGGTGGTACCGAAGACAGCGTAAGGGATCTATTGGCAGGTAGGAAGTTCATTGTCCTCTCATACCAACCCAATAGCGACGTAGAGTATTACGAGAGGGCAGTGGTGATGTTAACCTCAGCGGCTCTTGAAATGTCTGTAGACGCCGTACAGGGAGCCTCAGTATCATTCGTGAGTGCAAGTCCAAAAAGTTTAGGAAATAGTCAGGTTATTTTTGAAGTTGGATAACCTAATAATCTCATAAGGAGATCGTAATGTCCGATCAGTTAAAAGAAGCACGAGCACAGTTTTTCAGTGGACCTACATATAAAGGTCCGACCGTCGACGTCGAAATTGATGGCGTTCTGCTTGAATGCCGCAGCCCCAAAGCCAAGCACAGCCTCCGGGGGATGGCTAAGGGTAATTTCAAGATCGAGAACCCTGATATGGGCGAGATCATCTTGGATTGCTTTTTCCTAAAAGAGACGGGGCAGCAGTTCTTTGATAAAAGCCACCTCGAAGAGTTGGCTGAGTCTAGTGCTCATAATGATGGCATCCTGTCCCAGTTGGCCGATGCTATTGAACGGGTATCAGCAAAAGTCGTAGACCTTGACGAGGCCGAAAAAAACTAATCGACTCCGGTAGGAAACTCCTGTGGGACTGCTCCCGCATGATGGACTACCGGCTACTCCCTAACGAGATAGAAGAACAATGGAGGGCTAGTGACGTAGTAGAATTTCTCGCATATCAGAGATTGCTCTCCAAAGCTCAAAAAAAGTAAATCCATAGGACCCCGAGGATAACATGGCAGCACTAGGCGCCGTAAAATTAGCAATAGGTGCGGATGTAAGTTCTGCCATGAAGTCTTTGGGGTCTTTGTCTATGGGACTAGCCAAAGTAGGGACTGCCGCTGCCGCTGTTACGGCTGCACTAGCAGGACTTGCTGTAAAAGGAGCTGGAGATTTTGAGGCTACTCTCACCTCTGCTGCCGCTAAAACAGATGATTTCACAGGATCACTAGAAGCATTTGAAAAGGCAGCTATTAGTGCTGGAGCAAAAAGTGCTTTCTCAGCCAATGAGGCTGCGGGCGCACTAGAAGAGCTGGCAATGAGTGGCTATTCTGCCACTGAGGCCACCTCTGCACTTGAGGCCGTTCTTAATGGTGCAGCTGCATCGGGGATGGATCTCTCTCAGACCACCGAGATCTTAACAGGTATTACACAGGGTTTTGGGAAAGAAGCTACTGAGATGGCAGCCGTTACCGATATTATGGCATCCACAGCCACATCTTCTTCTCAGACGATGGAGCAGTTGGGGCAGTCAATGTCTTACGCAGCCCCTGTAGCAAACGGACTGGGGATCAGGCTCTCAGAAACCGCTGCTGTTATGGGTCTTCTGGCAGACGCTAATATCAAGGGGTCAAGGGCAGGAACCGGTTTCAATAATATCCTTTCCAAAATGGTAGATGCCTCCGATTCGTTAGGAGGATCTCTCACGGCAGCCGATGTTGAAAGTAAAGGGTTCGCAGGATCACTAGAATACCTACAGGAACGGGGCCTCACTGCACAGAATGCAATAGATCTTTTTGGTAGGGAAGCTGGACCCGCTCTACAGGCTCTTCTGGGTAGGGGAGCAGGTGCTATACGGGAGTTTGACGAAGAACTACAGGAAGCTGGTGGTACTGCTCAGGATATCGCGGACAAGCAGCTCAATACGTTTAATGGCCAGATGCAGATCCTCACGGGAACTATCGAAACATTGGGGATAGCGTTCGGACAGACACTTATGCCTGTCATGAAAGAGGTAATGACGGTATTTCAAGAGATCTTTGGTGGACTTATCAGCACGGAAGAGTCTTTCGAGGATCTAGCAGAGTCCAGTGATGGCTTTGTAGATATGATCACTAAAGCTAGCAGTGGTGGTACCAAATTCGAGCAGGTCCTAGATAAGATCAAGACTGCTATGAGAATTGTAGCAGATACTGTCAGGCCAGTAGTTGGTGTTATCAAGATCCTAGCCGATGCTTTTGTGGACGTAGGCAAAGCTATACTAGGTTCCATGAGTACAGGGACATCTTCGGTCCGAGAATTTGTAGACAAAGGGCTACTACTAGGAATACGTGGTGTGATCTCTATGACCGAAGCTATCAACAACTGGGCAAAGCGAATGGCAGCAGGTGCC